CTCTTGAACGATACGATTTATGTTCTTTAGTCCGTAACCGTGATACTCTCCGATGCGGATTCCGCGAGAAGTATCACTGTATGGGTTTTCCAGCCGATAGAAGAGGCTTCGATACTGCTTGCGCAGCTGTAGATGAATGATTCTCTGTTCCGCTGGCAGGTCGCAGCAGGCTTCAATGGCATTGTCAAATGTGTTTCCGATGATGATGCTCAAAGACAACGATGAGATCGTCAGAACTTCAGGAATCGTCACATCCAGTTTGACTTTGATGTTATTCCTTTCCGCAATTCGTAAGTAATAATTCAAAAGAGCATCAACAACAGGATTTCCGACAGCAGAAATATTTGTGGAACGCTCGAAAACATTCGTGGCGGCCTGTGCGATCTTGTGAAGTTCTTCGGTATCACCGTGTTCTGCAACTGCCTGCATCGCCAGAATGTATTTCTTCACATCATGCTGTAGAGAACGGACTTCTTCCTGACGTTCTTTGAGCTGCTGGTAGTATTCCATTTGAAGGTTGTACTGCTGCTCATTGAACTTGACTTTGAATTTTTCTAGCTCATTTTCCCGGAGAGCTTCCACATAGAACACGATCAGGATGTTTATAAGGAGAAGTACAGCCATAAGGCCGACCATATAATCAGGGAAATAATCATCCGCAGCATGATACTGTGCCACATAACAGACCGCGATACTTGCGATTTGAATCGCAATGATCGGCAACAGCCATAGGATGCGCAGAGCATTTCCCTTTCGGCTGAAAAAATGTGAAATCAGAACTACGAGTGGAATTTGAATCAGGTTTGAAAAAACAATATAGACCAACCGTGCTGCCCCAGCCTGCATCAGAATGTCGGTATCCGGGATACGCAGACCAATCAGGAGCATTGCAAGCACTTCCACCAAAGCAGCCAGTGTAAAGAAGGCTCCGCTTGCGAAAACCGCCTGCCACGGTCGCACCTCATAGAACAGCAATGCAAGGAGAAATCCGCCAACTAAAAGATAAATCGTGCGCTGCGTTACCCAATCCGGGAATAAACTCAAAGCGCACTGCCCAGCGATCAAGAGTGCAACATATGACGCATAGAACCACCTTGAGACGGGTTCCTTTTTGGGAAACAGCCGACCGATAAAAAGCAGCAACAGGGCAATGTTGGCAAAGCTCCCTGCAAACTCAACGAAATAATAAAGCATCATCTTCCCAAATAAGCGTTGAAGATCTGATTGAACTCCTGACGCTTCCTCCTGCTAATCGGCAGCTGATGTCCGCTGGAAAGAAAAACAGCGGTTCCCGTAGCGTAAACAATGTGTTCCATGTTGACGAGATAACTTTTGTGTGGTGACACAAAGCACCGTTTGGGAAGTTGCTCCAAGGCTTCAGGAATGCTCATTCGCAATGTAAGGTCTTGCTCCTTACAGTGAATCAGAACTTTATGTCCGTGGCTTTCCAGAAAGTAAATGTCCGATGTTTCCAAGGACATGGTAATACCATCGTATTCGATCGTAAAATGTTTGGAGTTCAGTTCCTGAAGGACGGCATCCATTGCCGCAGCGAACAGTGTCTGATCCAAAGGTTTGACAAGGTAGCGGAATGCAATGCCATATCCCTGCACAGCGTACTCATGCCGCTTCGTGACAAATACCACCAAAGGATGCTTCTCCATCTGAATCAAAGACTGCGCCAGCTGAAAACCGTTGGATGGCATCTCGATATCGAGAAGAAGCAGATCAAAGGATTTCTTCTGCATTTGCAATTCGCTCAGAAGTTCGTTTCCATCCATGTAAGTTTCAATGTCAAAGCAGCCTTGCACATCGTACTGCTGGACGCTTTGAACAATGCCATCAAGGTCTGATTTCTCATCATCGCAGACTGCAACGTGGTACTTCAGCATTTCGACAACCTCCACAAAATAATGTCCTGCTACTATTATAGACTGTGCAAAGGCTCCTTACAAGTAGCCTGACCTACCACTTTTGTCACCAGAACGACCAGTTTTGCCAAACCTCTTGATTTTGCTGAAATTTATGATACAGTGAAGCAAAAATCAGAAGATAAGGTGGCGCAACTGCAATGTGGGAACGCACGCTGTCTCAAAAATCAGTCCGTCTTTTCTGCGAGCAAAAAGTGATAGATGAAGCAAAGGCGGATGCGTATGTCTATGGGTACGAGTTGCTCATATCATCTGTTGTGAGCGTTCTGCTTGTTGTTTTAATCGCTGTTGTGTGTGGTGATGTGCGGTACGCACTTTCATTTTTGATTGGGTTTATCCCACAGCGAATCTACATTGGCGGATACCATGCAACATCGCACACCAGATGCTATTTGGCATTCTCCGGACTGGCACTTATCTGCATTTTGCTAAGTAAGGCAATCGCAGCAAATCACCTTTTCCGTATCCTGACAACAGTAGCTCTTTTGGGCATCTCTATCTTTCTCTCACCTATCGAAGCAAAGAATAAGCCTTTAAGTGAAAAGAAGCGGTCAAGTTACAAGATGGTCGCATCTGTTCTTTCGTCAATAGATTTCCTGCTTGCCATTTTTAATGTGCTTCCGTATACACGTCATGTAGTTTGCTACTATCTCTCCAAATGGGTATTGATTGTATTCTCAACAATTCCTTTGGTTCAACAAAAATTTAATGCCAACTTTTGTAGATAGGGAGGTGATAACATGAAAAAAAACAAATGGGTGCTGCTTCTTATCGCTTTTGTTGCATTTTTGGTATTGGTTTATTTTATTGGTGCTTGCCTTAATGCAACGGCAGAGGCATTGACAATTATTTCGCTCTGCATCGGCATACTGGTCATTTATTTAGTCGTAAAAGCAATCAAATCAAAATAAGGAAAGGAAAATGTGATCATGAGTACAAGAAAATTCATCAAAAAACTTACGGCGAGTCTGCTTTGAGTAGCTTAAGCGAGCGACAACCACCAGCTCCGCTGGTGGAGTAGAAAATGCTTTAGCTATAAGATTCGAGCAAAGCGAGATGACAAAGAAATTGTTATCTTAGAAGATGCACTTTGCAACATAGCTCGTTAGAGCGGTAGGGCAGGTAATGCAGATGAAAGACGCTTGCTCGAGGCCCCTTGAGGGGCTTTGCCAGTAGGATGCCCTTCTAGGGCTTACTCAAGCCACCGGCTTAGCCGGTGGTTTTGACTTTTGCGTCACAGACTATTTGCACCTGTTCTGCCGCAAAATCAAATCTTGACAGCGCACAGGAAGTATGATAGAATATTTCTCGTTGCAGAACATGCAAGAAAATTTTATCTGCTACTGTGGCTCAGCTGGTAGAGCAGCTCACTCGTAATGAGCAGGTCGCCTGTTCGAATCAGGTCAGTAGCTCCAAAGAGAAATCCCCAAAAAGTGGCTTTGTGCCTAGCTTTTTGGGGATTTTTCTTTTTATAGCCGTCCTTCGGTTTTTAGAAAAAAACGCCTTAATTACCCTTATTTTACCACAACTTCCCTAAATCAGTGGCGCAAAAAGTGGCGCAGAATGGCACACAGCATCAGATTATTTTCGTGCTCTGTATCGCTGTGTATACTTTCCCTGCGCCTTCAGCTTGTCGTAGGTCTGGCCTGCCTGAAGGGCTGCTGCTATACTATGACTTTGTTGGCGTTAACATTTTCGTGATGCCGCGAAAACATCACATATAGGTTTTCTGGCTGCGCACCTGTGCTTCGATCATCGGCTTCAGGTAGCTGTCGAGGTCGCCAAAGGTCTCCTTGATGAACGTGATGGTCTCCTGCGTCAGGGCTTTCTTCGCTGCAGCCAGTGCGCGGTTGTAGGCAATGCGCTGCGCAGCCTCGTCGAACTTGTCCTGTTCCTTCAGGGCATCAACGTAGGTCTGGTTGACGTACTGGACGGCGTTGAACACCGCGTTGGCGGCATTCTGGAGACAGGTCTGCGCAAACTTGTTGTTGATGTAGCCGTTTGCAATGCTGACACCTTTGTTCAGGCCCCAGCCGAAAATGACGGTCATTGCAGGGATGCAGGCAGTAAGAGCGACTTTCAGGAATTCATTCATAAGAGCTTATCCTTTCTGCTCGGTTTCCGAGCGCTGCTTTAAAATGTCCACGGCCTTGGTGATCGCTGCCGGGATTGGCAGTCCCATCAAGCCCGCGTTTTCGATGATGGAAATGGTCTCGTTGCAGATAAAGCCGATCACAACGGCATCCCGCACAAAGGTGGAACCCATCACGGCATCCAGCCTGCAGGCCACCAGCACGATCAGCAGCGTTTCGCCCTTGCGGCACAGGCCCTTCCAGCCTGCGCGGCTTTCCAGCGTGCCGCTTTTGGTCTTGGGGCTTGCATGGAACACTCCTGCCACGATCAGCCCGGTGATGTAGTCGATGGCCATAAAGATGATGAGCGTCTGCAGCGCTGCGTCCCACCCGCCAAACAGGCTGGAAAACGCAGCGCCCAACGCACCCACCGCCATGCAGAAATAATCTTTCAAAACGTCACCCCCCTCACAGTGTCCACCGGCTCTTGTTCGGGCGGGTGTCTACATGCACCCAGCCCTTTGCCCGGCCTGACTTGACCGGGTAGCGGCCCACGCCGCCCCAGCCGGGCATCAGGCTTTCGGCGTAGGCGGCCACAGCCAGTGGGTCGGTGTCCTGCACCTGAATGTCAGCGGCCCGGCCCAGCAGGTGCTGGCTGGATCTGGAGCCGCCCACCTTGGTGTTGTGGCTGGCGGTGCGGTAGCCGCTGGTGATGGTCACCGGCTTGCCGAAGTGCTCCCGGATGCACTGCAGCAGCACCACAAGACCCTCGTCAATGAGGATGGTGTCGGTGCCGTCGCGGCAGCGGAATTCCCGCACACGGAACGCGGGAGAGAGCTGCTTTGCACCATCATTCTTCAAACTGTACTGCTTGATTGCCATATGTATCACGTCCTTTCATAGGATCAAGCCACGGGCTTATTTTTCCAATTCTGCCTTGATGGCTTCCAGATCGTCCGTGGTCAGGGACGGGTAGTCGGCGGCGATGTCTTCAAAGACTTCACCGGCGGCAATGCGGATTTTGAAAGCGCGGGTCATAATGCGAAGTTTGAGTGCGTTCAGGGTTTTCATAAAAATCAGCCTCCAATCAAATCAGCCATCATCAAAATAATATCGTTGTTTGCGGCTTCCAGCGCGTCCACGCGCTCCGGCAGCTTCTTCCGTGCTTCGGCCTTTTTGCGTGCTTCTTCCTGCGCGGCCAACTCTTCGTCCGTATAACGGATGTATCTCTGCACCGGCACCTGTTCGGTCCATGCGGCCTGCGCAGGCACGCCCGGCACATCCACCACCCGCTGCACGTCCTTGCCGCCGTTGGGGTACTCCGCCACCGTCTCGTAGTGGCTCACTTCCTCCACGCCTTCCACGGCGGGATGCTCCACTGGCTCGGTGTCGTCCACCAGATACCCAAGCGTCAGGTCAGGGTTTTCAATGGCTGCACCGTTCTCGTCAATGATCTTCATGGTTCAAAACCTCCTTTCTCAGGCCACGCGCCGCCAGATGTGCACATAGTAGGCGGCAGGCTGCACGGTGGCGCTGCGGCCGTAGATGGCATTAGACTTGGACGCATCCAGACTGAACTTATATACATCAGAAAAGTTATTGTATTCGCCCGTAGTTGCGATCTCGCTGCCGGCAGTGAATGCGCCGGATACCTAAATCTACAAGGCTCCCAACAATAGATATTTTCAGTCTGAAGCCGTTTATCAGGCGTGGCTTGAAGGTCGTCGGAAGGAAAAAGCTCGTAAGGAGAAACCCAAGCCTCAAAAGAAGCCCGGGCGGACTGCGGAGTCTTATAAAAAATTGTGCGACACGATTGCTGGCTTGATTGGTTATGATCTTAATGGAGGACAACCGATGCCAACAGTAGTGTTCCGCCGGCTAAAGGAATTGGAGTTCTATTCCGATGAAATCATTCAGATGACTTTGGACGAGAAACGTACTGCAATTCAATGGGCAATCACGAACAAGAATTTTTCTGATGATACAGCGAAAGCCAATTATTTGATGGCCATTGTTCGAAATAACATCGCTGCCGTGTACCGCCGCGAGAAAGATAAGACTGAAAAAACAGTTAAGGAAGAGTCTCGTCCTGATCTGGATACGATGGTTGATTTATCAGACGTTGGCACAGTGCATAAAGGAAACGATGTGAGCAGCTTACTTGGAGGTGACGATTTGTGGATCTAAACAAGACGATTGAAAAAATCGAAGCAAATCGTGAGCAAACTGAAGCGAGCTTTGTTTTTTGTCTCTGGAAAGATCCGCAGCGATATGATGATTACAAGAATGTAAACGTCGGAACCGATAAAACCCTTTCGTGTGAAGAGCCGGTTTTTTATTTCTTGGTAGGCCGCGGTATCCGTCAACAGGGGTTTCAGAATATTGATAATATCACAGTTGATACATATCTGGCAGATAAACCTACATTACGAAAGCATTATCAAGAGTTGAACGGCTGGGAAGCCTGTAAACGAATGATGGATTTGCTTGATGTAGATAACACTGATGGATATTTCGATCGAATCGCAAAGATGAACTCATTAAAAATTCTAGCCATTCGCTATGAAGACATGTTGAGTCATCCGGAACGGTTTGATAATTCAACCAACGAAGAGGTTTATGAAGCTTTTGAGTTATTGAACAACAATGTTTCTTTAACGACCGGCCAAGAAGCAAAAATTGAATCGCTTGTCGTTGATGAAAATTATCTTCAACAATGTAACGAAGGTCAAGATCAAGGAATCAGTTATGCGTCGGGCGCTCCTCTTTTGAATTATCTGACGCTTGGTGCTCCAATTGGTGATATGTATATGCTTGCCGGCCACAGCGGCGCTGGTAAGAGCAGTTTCATTTTTGAAATGATGGTGATTCCGTTTGCTGATAAAGGTATAAATGTCGCCATTGTTTCAAACGAGATGATGTCTAAGGCATACAAAAATATTCACAGCCGGTAAAAAAGGATGGAGATAAAAATCCTTTGTCTATCGCAGAATTGGCCGCGAGTGTTTGTTATGATTCGGAACCGACTGAAAATTATCGAATCGCCAAAGGTTGCAAGGCAACAAATCACGTTTCTGTGCTTGAACACATCTCGTTTACGTTCTGTGTAACCGGTGTGAGCCGTGCGCTTCTGGCCCAATTAAGTCGGCATCGTCACATCAGCTTGAGCGTGCAGTCACAAAGATATGTAGCTATGAACAACTTTGATTATGTGAATCCGTTCAGCGATGAAGATGCAGATGTTTTTAAAGATATCCTCCTATGCGTGGATGATGATATGCGAATGGAAGCCTTGCGCCAGACCAATTATGTGAAATCCATTGTGACAGCTCAAGGGAAAA